AGAACATAAAGCTGCTAAATCTAAATTAGTAATTCGACCTACACCTACATTTGTAAAAATGCCCGATCCAATTTATAAAGTTGAGAATCAAAGTATTCCTCAGCATTTTCAAGTTGAGTTCGTTGATAAAACAAAGAAAGTATGGTATATGGATCAAGCCGAACGATTCAATGCATTTAATTTTAATAAATTTGAAGGGTGGGAATGTTCTAGTGGGTTCAGGGGAGTTATTATTAGAGAACCAGATGGAAGTATAAAAAGAAGTTACAGTTGTTACGATAAACCACTTGGAAATATAGAGACCGGTTTTAAACTTTTCGATTCTCCTACTGTATGCATTACACCGAGTTGTGTAAGTAGTGCCGACAGTAAAATACCTAAAAGAGCTCCAGGAACACAGTTACCTTTGTATCCTGGAGATAATTCTTATTCGGAAACGAATTCTGTTGACATAGGAAACACTTGAGCAATCACTTCCGCACAAGCCTTGGCAACTTCTTGATGTTCTTTTTGTGTACCATTAGCACTACGTAATTCAATAAAGTGGACCCAACTACGTAAGGTACCATTCATATAAATTTTACTTTCAATTAGACCTTCTGGCAGCACAGCACGGGCTTGCTCTTTGGCGATGCCATTGGCAATTGCCCATTCATAAGCTTCGCGAGCTTGGGCAATAACACCATCTTGCCATTTTTCCCAATTTCTTTGTAACTCGTTGTCGTCAGTTTCTATACTGTTTTGTCTATTTGTGGTGTCTTGTAGTCTTGCTTCTCGTCTAACGAAGTTAAGATCTTTTGTAGGGTCTGCATATCTCTGACTGAACTCCTGGAAACTGAAACTTCTGTGACGTAAGATTTGCCTTGCAATATCTCGTGTCGTCGTAATTTCCAAGCAAGCTGAAACCATCTCGAGTGGACTCCAGTGTTTGTGTCGTACGAGGTACCTGATGAGCTTGCTACTGGTGTCGTTGTTGAACTGATTACTCGGGTTTGAGACTCGGGCACAGAATGCGATGAGCTCCTGTGCATCTGTGATTCCCAAGGAGGCAAACTCGCTAGTTGGTTGACTGTAGGATAAAAGTCTGACATGCATTTATTTAATCTTTCTTTGTTTTAAAAATTGGTTAGTTTTTTTAGTGATATCTTTTTTAATTCTTTCGGTATCCAGTTTAAAGTCTACATTATCTATATCATTTTCATAAGAGGTAAACCATTCTTTGATTTCCGATTCAAATATTTCTTTACTTTTTCCGCTAAGATTTACTTCCCAAGTTTTGCCATTTTTAAAAGTAACTATTATTGAATGTAAATAGTCTATTGGTATAGCATTAAATGAAATATCTTCGAATATTTCAGGCCAGTGTTTTATGACATCATCGGGAAATTTTTTCCCTTTAGTCACTCTTTCACTGCTACCTTTTTCTTAGTAGGAATCAGTTCCTCAGCCATTCTTCTTAGTTGAGCAGCTTCTTTACTCAATCTGTCAGCATCACTTCTGTACTGTTTAGCTAGTTGTTCGTCAGTTAATACTTGTGGCTCATTTACATCAGTCGATGTTGTTTTAGTTTGATCAATTACAGGATCTGTATTATCTTGTACAGGGCTGATGTCTTTAGCAGTAGCAACTTGCTGAATTTCTACAGGACTCTTTAGTGCAAGATCTTGCACACTAACACCTTTTTGTTCAGCTATCATTTGATTCAACTCAGCTAATATGACACTGATGTTTGAATTTGGAGTCATTTCTACTTGATCAGTGGGGACTTTTTGTAAAAGTCCTTGTCGATGTAACGAAGGAAGTACAGTAGTGCCATCAGGAAAAAATGCTCTAGCAAATACTTCTGACAGTTCAGCTGATGTTTGACTAGCATTGCTTTCTACTAAGTTAATCAAAGAATCATGATAACTAGGAGTTAATGATTCGGTTAGCACTACTAAACAGTTAAAAGCGTCTCCAGGCAATGTTCTAAATACTACAATGCATTTTTTGCCATTATTTTTAATTCTACCAACATGTTTAATGTCGCTCATAATTAGGTTCCTTGTTGTTTGGTAACAGTAGACAAAAATTTAGTAAGTTTTGTATATACTTGTCCTACAGCGATCATTTCATTAGGTTTAAATGCACCTCTTGAACTAGCAATGTCGATGATGGTTTTCATAGCATTAAGATCATTTACATTAAGATCTGATGATTCTGCTTCTGTGGCTTCGGGCTGTGCTGCGGTCATTTCTGGTTGTTTGATTTCTTCTGTCATAAGAACTCCTATAAAAGTAACAATACTAATTATCTATTTTAAATGTAAGGACAAGCAATATTGAAAAAGCTTACTTCTTTCTCTACCTCAAATCCAATTTCTGTAACATATTGAATATTATTGTTGATGAGAGAAAGATTGGATCCTATATAATATCTTCCATTAAGATTTTCGTAGATCCATTTATCTAAAGATAGTAACAATCCAGGAGTAGCCTTGTTTACAGTGACAAACTTAAAATGTTTTGCAGGAAAACTTACTTTACGCACATTTAGTGCGTTAAGTAAGTTTATTTTGCCTTTACTTAAATTCGTAGTATGCATGAGTGCCAAAAGGAGGAACAATAGTATCGGTCCCATGAATAATGAATACAGTATCACAGTAATCTGGATCTCCCCAACTATCCCAAGGATAACCGTCAGTAAACATAATGAACTTTTTAGGATTAATTTCTTGTTCTTTCATGTAAGTCCAGTTACACATAAAATCAGTGCCACCGCCGCCCATTAATTCATAGCCCATGATATCATCATTATAGCCATCGAAGTCGGCTTCGTTGTAGACTTTTGTATCAAAACACCACAATTTAATTTTGTAGTCTTTGTATTCTTCCATGATACCTTTGATTTCACTAATAAAGTCTTTGCCCATTTCGTCGGTAATAGAACCTGACATATCGATAGAACAACAAATATCGATAGTTTCGTCGAATTGTGTGCCTGGAAGAATAGCATTCATGTGCCAAGCCTTACGACTAGGACGCATAAAGGTATAATCGTTTTTAATCACACTTTGAATTTGTTGACGTAGTATTTCACGCCAATTCATTTTTGGTTCAGTTAACTCTTTAATCATCCGTTGAACAGATGCCGGAGTGTTGCCTGCACCTGCTGCTTGAGCCGCTTGAATAGTAGCTTCTTTTATCTCATCTCGGATTTGTTTAAGTTCTTCTTTGGTATACGAAGGCCGACCATCTTTTCCTTCTTTTTCCCAATCAATATGTTCGTCGAGCAATTGTCCTAGAGCTGCTAATTGTTCTTCGTCATATTTGTCAAAAATTTCGTCATAGACTTGTTCTGTGCTCTTACCATAATGATTTGTATCATGAAAGATTTTAATGTCTGGAGGCACTTCTCCAATGCGATCACGAATTAACTGACCGTTAACACTATAGTCGGCTGCTGCATTCCAGATAAAACGATCACGCCCTTCTACACGCATCATATGATCAAATACGTTATGAAGAATTTCGTGTGCAACAACAAACTCAACTTGTTTATTAGTTAATTTGTCGAAAAATTCACGATTATAATATAAATTACGTCCATCAGTAGCCGCAGTAGGACACCAATCACTACCGTCGACTATTTTAAGACGAGTAGCCATGTTACCAAAAAATGGATGACGTAGCAATAGACCGACTCGTGCTACAACAATTTTATCAATTACAGGATCTAAGTGACTCATATCTGCTCCGTTTATTTACTGTACTTATACATTATAACAGGGCCCGAAGGCCCTGTCAATGGCTTTTGGATCAATTTCGATCTGTAGCCGCTGCAATATACTTGCCATATTTTGCATGAAACTGATCGAAACATTCGATTTCATCAGGATCCAACGGAAGTTGATACTGAGTAAGTGCCAACTTAGTTCCCATAACAACTAATTCAGTTTCAAAATTATTCATAATGAAGTTAAAGAAGTTATTAACTTTTTTGTTCCAATCTTTTTCTTGTTTGTCGCAAGAATCTTTAAGCTCGTAACAAAGACTTACGGTTAAAGAATACATAGCCGAAATCTCTTTAGATTCCATTTTAGTAACCTTGCCACTCAAAATATCTTCTGGTTTCGGCATCTTACTGGCAATTTTTCGATGTGCCATAAACTTAACAGCAAGTCCTTCGCCGACAGCACCAGAAACTAAATCAGTCAGTGTGCCTTCGTCTTCTTCGTCGTCAAACAACAGTTCGGAAACGAATGCCCATGAACGAGGAGTAGCAAAAGCACGGCTACCGCTCTTAGGGTCAAAGTCATACAAGTCTTTCTTGCTAAAAGAAAGGAAACCAAGTACATCTTTATGAATACGATTATCAGTAGCCCAGCTAAAGTAGTCGTCCCAGTCTACACGCATTTCCAAGTGAACAAAACGATTAGCCAATGGAGCAGGCATACGATAAGTAACACCCTTGTCGCTTTCACGATTGCCAGCAGCAACAATTAGAACATTGTCCGGAAGATGGTAAGTACCAACACGACGATTAAGAACTAGCTGATAAGCCGCAGCCTGTACAGCAGGAGCCGCAGAGTTCATTTCGTCCATGAACAAAATAATTTGCTTATGCTTCTTTGCCATAACAGCATCAGGCAATTCGATAGGAGGTGCCCATGCCATTTTACCATTATCACTATCAAAGTAAGGAATACCTTTGATGTCAGTAGGTTCCCACAAGCTCAAACGAATATCAATTACATGAGCGTCGAGTTCTTCGCCCATTTGTTTAATGATATCGGATTTGCCAATACCTGGAGGACCCCACAGGAAGATAGGACGTTTAGCTTTAAAAGCACGACGTAGAGATTTTTTAGCGGCCTTAGGACCAACTTGACGCGATGAAATTTCGCTCATTTATTTGCCTTTCGTTGTAAAAGTAAAATATTGTGTGTTTTTGTATTGCAGTGTCGTTATTGTATGACAAATTGCTGGAAATGTCAACGAGTTTTTGGATTTATTCTTCGATTTGGTTAGATTGATTTTGACGATTCATAGCTTTTACCAATCCAAATTTTCGTATATCATCAGAAAACATGTATAATTCAAAACTTTTTCTTTCCGAAAAAACAACTATTGCTGAATTAGTAAGAAAATATGGACAATCCATATGTCTATCAAAAAAAATTATTACTTGTGGACTTAGATCTATTGCTTCAGTAAATGGTACTGTATAACTTTTTATTTGTAATTCATTTGATAAAAAGTCTAACCCTTCTTCGGTTAATCTAAGTCCTCCCGAATTTTTATTCCGGTGACTTTGCCACCATTTATGCAAGTGTAATTTAATGTTAGCTGAATCTATACTTTTATTTGCTTCTTTGGGAAAAATTTTTGTAAATGTTTCTTTACTAATCATTTAATGATTTCACCAGAAGTTAATTTCACAACTTCAAAATCTTCGGTATTAAACATTTGATTTAATTTCTTAGCCAAATTGTGAGCATGTCCAGGATTAGAAAAACTTACTTTTTTATATTTAGGTCCAGGATAATTTGTGAGGCTGTTTGACGATTTTAAGTTAAAAGGCTCGCCTTTGTAAAAAACTGCCCAAATGGCGTCGGCTTCTAGAATCTGCTCACTTTTATAATTCTTTTTATTAATGTATTCTAACAATATAGTTGGTTTAGGACGACTCATATACGACTCCGATATGTACGTATATATTTATGTAAATTTTACTTGAATCCGCCGCCGTCCATTTGAATTGTAACAGATTGACCTGAATTTTGTAGGACTTTATTTAATAAAGCATCATAATCTTCTAACAATTTTGCGTTTATTTCGCCTAAACAATATGCAAGATTTTTAGCTGTTTTAATATCTAATCTAATCTCTTTTTGTTGAGTCAAGTCTGCTGCTTTTACTTGCTGTATAAATTGCTGTATCGGAAAGGTATTAATCGGATTTGACATTGTTTAATGCTTGCCTCATTTCTAATTCAGTCTTAAAAGGTCCACGGTAATCGTAACGTTCAATTGTTATCAGTTTTGGACAGAAACTTTTCACCCAACCTTTTTCAAATTTAATTGTATAGTATCCTGCACAATATAAACTTTTACTAGATTTACTTTTTGTGAATAACGGAAGCTTTTTTTGAATATTAAACAACACGTTATACGGTGTCGAACTAGAAGGAAATCCGTAAACTTCTTTAATAGAAGTAGTACTTACTGTAGATTTAATCTTAGTTTCAAAAAACTCTTTACCGAATAGTTTCGTTAATTCGTCTTTTTTTGAAAAGTATTTTTCTGTTCCTTTTGAACTCAACATAAATTTGTTGTTTTCTTTTTTATGCAATACACCAATTTTTTCTCCATTTTCTTCTACGATCCAAAATTTTCCATCTACTATTGGTTTTGCTTTTATGTTCATTGTGTCCTTTCTAAGTTATACCTGGCTTGAAAAGGTTCAGCATAACTTTGTATAGAATCTATTATTTTATTCATGTCATATAGTTGACAAAATTTCATTAATCGAATACCTACTTGACTTATGTTTTTTGATTGTCTAGTTTGATTATCGATTGTTTCTTGAATAACGTTTTTAATATTTTCTGGTTGATATGTTAAATCAATTAATCTACGATTTCTTTCATAATCATCGATTACACGATGCTCAGTGCCTTCATGATCAGTCCAACGCTGTAGCATGAGATTGTTCCACGCATATCCTTTTTTACTTTTATCCTCGAACGCTTCTTGTAAGCCTACTTTATTTTTTGTACCTTTTGTACGGACTCCAGGATATGCTGAGAATACATTATCAGATGAGTCACCGCGCATACATTTTTCGAAAAGAATCCATTCTGGATTCGGTGCAGCTACTTCTGTTTTAGTTTTTTTGTCAATAATTCTTTTGCCTTTTTTGTCAAAGATACCTTCGTGTGTAGTTAACGTATCAGCAACACCGTTATATTGTTTAACATTAGGTGCAATTAATTGATGAAAATCGCTGTCAGTGGAAATAATAACATGATTTTCGTTAGGATGGCTTTGAATAAAGCCTGCAATCAGATCATCTGCTTCTAATTGCGGATGATGTAAGACTGTACAGTTTGTTTTTTCTGTAACAAATTCTTTAAATTTATCAAATGTTTCCCAGAAAAGCTTATCTTCCTCTTGTTCTTTAGCAGTCATAGCAGCACGAGTTTCTGCTCGATTAGCTTTGTAAGGAGTATAAAAATCTTTGCGCCAGCTTCGACCCTCGAGGCAGAATACAACATGAGTACCACTAAAGTCTTGCCATGCTTTTTTAATACTATTAAAAGTAATATGTAGGGCCATTCCGAGTTTAATATCGGCGTCGCCTCTTACTACATGTCTAGCACGAAAAAAAGTATTAGCAGTATCTACTAAAATATAAGTCATGAAACCTCTGCTTTGCCTTTAGCGATTGGAATAACATTAATATATCCAGAGCCTCGAGTAATATCTTGACCTTCCTCAGCCAAAATATTACGTGCCAAATCTCGGAACCATCTATCTACAATTTCTTCTTCTGGATCTCCATCAAATCCGTATCCAGCTTCTCGTAATTGTACAATAAAATACTCATTCCAGTCAAGTTCAAAAAAGCCATTTCTAACATTATCAGGATTAACTTTAGTGTCTAAAACAGCTACCCAAGGCTCTTTATTGGCTGTAGCTCTTTCTTTAGGAGTCATTTTGGCTAGCTCCTCTTGCCGCCGAGCCTCTTCTTCTGCTCGTTTAGCTTCTTCTTCTTTAGCTCTAGCTTCAGATAGACGAGCAAGAGCTTCTGCTCTTTCTTTTTCTAATTTTTCGATACCCGTTATTTTTTTAATAAAATTTTTCATTAAGTTCCCCAAGCATTTTTGAACAACGGAACTTGTAATCTATCACTGTATCTAAGGCCATGCTTCATTGCCAATTCCGCTACTCGACGATTATTTAATGTGTAAACACTTTCCACTCCGCCTACTGGCATCAAATATATGTGACCAGAGAATCCTTCTTTTTTATAAATTTCTATAACTTCTAATGCTTCGTCGACATCGTCATTAGTTGCTACAACGAATTTAAGATACGTGTGGCCTAAATCTTCATATTCTCGAACAATATCTGGTCGAATAGCATCTTCTCGAGCTTCTCCACTAACACTTAGTTTAGGACTTACACTAAATGTTAAGTTATGATATCCATGCTTATGTGTCCACTTGTAAAGATAGAGTTTAAATTCTTTAGTTAATTCTTGAGTACCGTTAGTTTCAAATGTAATATCTTTTAACTTTTTAAGTTTATCGTGACCTAGCAAATCAGGGTAGCTACGTTGCCAACCTAATAACGGTTCGCCACCAGTGATTACCAAATGAACGTCATTCCATTTATTTTCAGGTAGTATTTGAATTATTCTATCGGCTATAGCATCTACAGTCAATACAGGACTCAGATCTTTGAATCGAGGATCCCACGATGCATAACTGTCGCATCCGGTTTCAACAATCGGTAATTCTTCATACTTGTTATATAAATGAGCTACTTCAGCTATATCATCATTGGCTGTACTACGTTCCCCCCGAGGCATGCCGAATCCAGCACAAGTAAAGTTGCAACCAAATGTGCGTAAGAAAATAGAAGGAACACCCATGAATCTTCCTTCGCCTTGTATGCTATAAAATAATTCTGCGATTTTTATTTTACTCATTATTTTAATACCTCTAATGTGGCAATCTTTGCAATTCTTTCTCCAAAATCGTCATCCTTGCCAATAATATACATCTGTGTGTGAGTACGATCACTTTTTCGATCATGATACCTAAATTCTACAATTTTACCACCGATAGCATTATAAATTGTAAAATTAAGAATAGGATCGCTGTGTATAGAACGAGGATGAATCGATTCAACTACTCCGATTGAATTGCTTACAAATTTTTCTTCTCTTTCACTATTCCAAGCTTCTATACACCACTGTTTGAATTTTTTCTTAATCCATCTAATCATTGTTCATTCCTGTTATAAATTCACTAACACGACGTTCTGCTTCTTCTCTGTCTACAGCCATTAATGTTACAGTTAAAACATTATTGCTGTCAAGTTTAACATCATAAGGCATTTTGCCGTTAAGAACGAAATCATCAGACATAGTTCGAACTACTTTATATTCTTTAAGATTTTTCATTCTAAAAATTACATCGTCGACGTCGTTTTTACTCATTAACTATCTCTTTCCATAGTAGTAATTTCAGATACTAGTGCTATTACTTGTTCTAAGTCTTGACAAAGAATTTTAGCAGATTTCCACTCTCCGTCGTCATCGCGTCCGGAAACATCTATCATAAATCCATTGTCGTACATATTAACAGTGAAGCTGTCGCTTACTTTGTTTAATTTATCGCTTACATTCATTTCATTTCTCCTTTTGTATATTAGTTGGAAAAGGCCATACCGGCATTGAGTCAATTACATCTTCTTCTGTTTCTATTGAATCGATCTTTTCTGATTCTTCAAACGTAATTTCTTCATCTTTATAGTCGATTACATTGCCTTCTTCATCAGCACAGATGATTCGTATTTGATTACCGTTTTCGTCTTCAATTAAAATAGGCCCCCATACCCATGCTTCGGTATCGTTTTGGCTCCACCCTTCTTGATCCTCTAATACTGTATACACGTCGCCTTCTTCGTCAATCAGTTCTTGTAATCGTTCTTGTTCTTCGTCGTCCATGTCTTCTGGAAACACAATATCTTCCCAGCATCCGTCCCACATCGTATCTAATTCGACATTTTCGATATTGTTTATGCAGCAGTCGTACATATTAATACTGTCTTTATGACCATCACCGCCTGGTACAAAATCAAATTCAAATTCTGGAGGGTTATCATCAGAAGTCTCGACAAAGAAACTACCTAGTCTATATCCTGTTTTACGAATTATTGTTTGACCGTCTTTATAATAGTGCTCGTGTTCTTCGCAGCTTTTTTTATAATAAGTCGATACTTTCCAGTTAGCCATAGTTTTCCTTATCTAGGAGCAAAGTCCTGTTGTAATTTAATATTATCGAAGAATTCTTTTTTAGTTCCTTGATCATCCTTAAACGCACCTTTTAATACAGTTGTTTGTGTAAGACTAGAATGTGCCATAATACCTCTATTTTCACAGCAGCCGTGTGTAGCTTGAATATACACACCTACATCTTTAGCATCAGTGGCTTTACCAATCTCCTTGGCTATATCGTTGGCCAGTTCTTCCTGTAAAGTACCACGCCTAGCACACCATTGAGCAATGCGAGTATACTTAGACAGACCAATGAGCTTATTGGCAGCGATGATGCCAATATAGGCGACCCCATTAACTGGTTGATGATGATGACTACACATACTACGAAGTTCGCTGCGAACAACCAGCATCCCTTCATAACGGTCTTCTGAATCATTAGGGAATGCTGTACAATCTGGACTTGGTTCATATCTTCCTGCCATTATTTCATTATAATACATTTTTGCAAGACGTCGTGCTGTGCCTTGACTATTGGGATCTGTTTCTCTATCAATTAGTAAAGTGTCTAAGACTTTTTCGAACGCCTCGGTAGCTTCATTGATGAGATGTTCTTTATCGCTTTCGTGTAAGTAATCACTAATATTATCTCCTGCCCAGAATCTTTTACCGTCACGTTTCATTTTGGCTCGAATTGCAGCAGATAGTGCTGATTCTTTATAACCGCCATCGCCTGCCATTGCATCCAATGCCGTTCCGTCATTGCTTTCATACATTTTGTTATAAACCATAAGTTGTCCTTTGTTGCTATTTTAGTATATTATTTAGGTTTTGTCAATCGCAAAAGAGTATTTTTCTTTACTGCGGCACCTAATGTATT